CGCTGCTGTAGCGCACGTGAAGTCACTTAAGAAAAAAGGTTACATCACTGTTGCTCCTGGCGCTGCCAGGGGCATTACCGTCGTCAAAACGGAATGGGATGCAGATCCAGTGACGATCATCAAAGACCTGCTACCAGCAATCAGGTTCAGTACAGGCTTACCCGAGATTTCGTGCTTTATTTTTATGAGGAATCATCATGATTCGCATGGAAGTTAAAGGGCTTCAGGAATTCGAACGCCAATTACTTTCCCTTGGTGAAAAGGTTGGTACGCAGGTTTTACGGGAGGCCGGGAAAGCTGCACTTGAGCCCGTTCTGGAGGATATGAAAGCGCATGCTGGTTACGACGAATCAGCGAAAGATGAGCACATGCGCGATTCAATTAAAATCCGCTCATCCTCTTCGAAAGCAAAGGGCAATGCAGTTGTTTATCTTCGCGTTGGCCCGAGTAAAAAACACTTCATCAAAGCGTTGGCTCAGGAGATGGGAACCGTAAAGCAAGTCGCAAGTCCCTTCATTCGTCCGGCGCTCGATTATCAGAAAGCGAAAGTTCTGCGCATCCTTGCGATAGAAATACGCGACCGAATTGAAAACCACCGGTAGCGCTCGCTGCCACCTTCAAAGAGAGAGAAATTATGGCTGATAAAACTTCGCCAGAGTACGCAATGCTGCCTGCTGGCACCGTCGTTATGTGGGGTGCTGCGGGCAGCGACGTAGCAACAATGAAACCACTCATTAACTGTAAAGCGCTGGGCGCTACAGGACAGACGGGCAGCTTTGTAGACTGCACTACGCTGATCGATACCAGTAAACAGTTTATCTCTGACCTGCCTGAAGGCCCTGAAAAATCCCTGGGCTTTATTGACGATCCAGCCAACCAGGACTTTGCTGATTTCCTCAACGCAGCAGAGAACCGGGAAACCGTACAGTTTTACGTTGAGCTGCCAAATGGTCGCACGGCGAACATGATTCTGGCCCTTTCTGGCTGGCAGATGAATGAAATTACCGCCCCGGCAAGTGAAGTCATTCAAATCACTGTTCAGGGAAAACAGAACAATATTACCTGGGGTACGGCTGCCGGCAGCTGATCAGGGCATTACTAACTGGCCACCTCCTGGTGGCCTTTTATTATCTAATTCTCAGGAAAAACTATGTCTACCATCGATGTTTCTGCACTTAAATCCGCACTTCTGAAGCCTAAAAGCGCCGTTGTTACCGCCAAAATTTTTGGAACCACCGTTTATCTACGCCGTATGACGGCGGGAGAACTCATCGATCATGAAGAAGCGCTGCGAGACAGTCAGATTGCAGAAGATGCACGTAAAGCTTCAGAGATCAGTGTGCAGTTGATCGTCGATTGTCTTGTCCATCCCGATGGCAGCCTAATCGCAGCTGAAGACAAACCTACCGCAGCCGAGCTACTCCAGACTCATGACAACGTGGCGCTCCTTGATGCAATCGCCACTGTAAAAAAACATGCGCTGGGCAAGCTTGAAGACGCGGAAAAAAACTAACGAGCTCGCCCTGGCTTGAGCTGATTTTCTGGCTGGCTGACCGCTGGGGCGAGCCTGACCCTTCAAAGATAGCTTCACTTCCGGCAGAAACTCTTTTTCACTGGCGCGCGTACTTTCTGCGTACTGGTGCCATAAGCCGACCCGGTGATGAGATTTCTCCGACTCCTGAAACCCCGCCTCCTGCTGTAGTCAGTAATGTTGACGATCAGTGTGCGGCAGTAATGAGAGCGTTAATGTAATGGCTGACGTTGCTTCCCTCGCCGTCGGGCTGCATCTCAACGCAGCCAATTTTAAATCTCAGCTGATGGGTGCATACGGTGATGCTGAGAACTCATCAAAGCGTTTCAACCGTAACGCACAGGAAGATGCTAAAAAGACAGATGAAGCCTATTCCCGGATGGGGAAAACCATCGCGGGTGTTGCTGGTCGCCTGGCGGGATTTGCCGGTGCCGGTTTATCTCTTGGTGCCATCATTACTACCACGCGTGAATACGGGCAGGCTTTATCCGACCTTTCGGCTATCACCGGCGCTACAGGCATCCAGTTAAAATCACTTGATGAAGCCGCCCAGGAGATGGGGCGTAGCACTGAATACAGTGCGAGCCAGGCGGTGGAAGCCCTGAAATTGATGGCGTCCGCTAAACCTGAGCTTCTTCAGACCGCAGACGGACTTACTGAGGCGACAAAGAGCGCGCTAACGCTTGCTCAGGCCGCAGGATCAACTTTGCCAGATGCAACCCGCACTCTGGCTCTTTCGCTTAACCAGTTCGGGGCCGGGGCTCAGGAAGCGGATCGTTATATTAACGTGCTGGCTGCCGGTGCCAAGTTCGGGGCTTCGGAAATCGCAGATACAGCTGCGGCTATCAAAAATGGCGGTGTGGCTGCTGCACAGGCAGGAGTCGGTTTTGAAACGCTGAATGCAGCGATTCAGGTTCTGGCTGAGCGTGAAATCAAAGGTGGTGAAGCAGGCACCTCGCTGAGAAACGTTATTCTTGCCCTTGAGAAAGGTACAGACAAAACCCTGAAACCCTCGATTGTGGGGCTTAGCGGTGCGCTGGAGAATCTGTCGAAGAAAAACCTTTCCACTGCGCAGGCCGTGAAGCTTTTCGGCGTTGAGAATATCAACGCGGCTTCGGTGCTGGTGGACAACCGCAGCAAACTTAATGCCCTGACACAGGCTCTCACCGGCACCCAGACGGCACATGAACAGGCCGCTATTCGTGTGAATAACCTGAATGGCGACATCATGGGGCTGACCAGTGCCTTCGAAGGCATGATCATTAAGATTGGTCAGAGCAGTACTGGGCCTCTGCGTTCCGGCATTCAGTCAGTAACAGACGGTATTAACCTGCTTACCGATAACTTTAACGCCGTAGCGAACGTGGCGCTCTATACGCTGATCCCCGTCATCTCAACGAAGCTCACTGCGGGGCTGAGGGAAAGCGTAAGTGCCTGGCAGCAGAATCAGGCAGCCGTTAAAGCAGCAACAGCGGCTCAGGCTGATGGTGCGCGCAAGACGCTGGAATCTACTGCCGCCACGCTTAAGCGAAATGACGCAGAGTTTGGTTACTACCGTCAGCTGGAAAAGACGGCCAGACAGCATGGTTTGAACGTAAATTACCAGGGAGAGTTTAACCGGCTTATCCGTGAAGAAACCGAGCAAACTAATCTGGCCACTCGTGCAAAAATGCAGTTGGCAGCAGCTAATCGTCAGGTATCTCTGACCGCTCGTGCTGCCTCGGTAGCTGTGGGGCTCGCTCGCGGGGCCCTGGCGCTTGTCGGTGGACCTTTTGGGGCTGCGATGCTGGCAGGCTCCGCACTTCTGTATTTTCATCAGCAGGCGAAGGATGCCCGACAGTCAGCAATTAACCTCAAGGATGCTGTCATTGAAACCACTGCTGCGCTGATGCAGATGTCTGATAAACAGCTGGCCGTTAAGCAGATTGACCTGCAAGACCAGTATGAAAATCAGGTAACTCAGCGTAACCAGCTCATCAAGGAAATTCAGGACGCAGACAGCAGACTAGATAGCCTCGGTGGATTTGACCCATTCCGACAGAAAAAAGGGGTAGAGGACAGTAAGAAACGGGCAGAAGCTGACCTTGAAGCCGTTAATAAAGGGTTAGAGACAACACAGTCTAACCTTGAGAATGTCAGCAAGGCGCGATTTTTGGTCCAGACAGGGATCGCCGATCAAGCAAAATCGCTCGCGAATGACATCAAAAATATCACAGCTCAGACAGCTAAAGCCGGAGAGGGTGTTACCACACCCTGGACCGGTGAAGATACTCAAAAGGCCAGGAAGGAAACGGTCAATCAGTATCTTCAGTTGCGCAGGGAGATCGAAGAAGCTCATGCAACCAGCCTTGGAAAAATTGATCTTCAGGAGAAAGCCAGTCAGGAAAAGCTGATCGCTGCGGCGCGTAAAAATGGAGCAAGCCAGCAGGATCTACAGCGTGCGCTGTTAATGAATGCTGAAAATTATCAGAAGCAACGTAACGAACTTGCTGAGCAGTATTCCCCGGCACGATCGGCCATCAATAAAGAGAAGGAAGCGAGCCAGGAGCTCAAGTCTCTCCTTGATGCACGTTTGCTTACTGAAAAAGAGTACATGGCTGCGCGTGTCACACTGTCACAGGAGACATCCCGACAAATCCTACAGGCCCAGGCTAATGCTCTATCAGCACCACGGCTTGAGCTTGCCGGGGACGTTGATCCGCTTGCCCAGCAAAGGAACCAACTCGTACAGCAGCAAAGTCTGGTAGAGACCTATTATCGCAATGGTGTGCTGAGTAAGCAGCAATACGAAATGCTGATGCAGAAGAGCAGTAAAGATTCTGCTGATGCACAGTATCAGACCGCGCTGGAATTATATCGCTCACAGAGTGACTTCAATAATCTGGCGATCGGACTGGTTGATGCTACCCGGGAGCGAACCACTAATGTCCTGACGGGGCTGCTGACTAATACGCAGACCTTTAAAGAGGGCATGATCAACCTCTTCTCCACGCTTACTCAGTCGATAATTCAAAACCTCGTCGATATGGCAGCGCAGGCGCTCGTAACAAATACCATCCTGAGTTCGATTATGGGTGTCGGTTCGAGTGTACTTGGCGGTGTTAGTGGAAGTACGGCAGGCAGCTCAGGGACAGCAATTGCCGATTACGGGAGCAATTTCCAGTTCAATGCTAAAGGTGGCGTTTATTCCTCCTCAGACTTAAGTGCCTACAGCGGTCAGGTTGTCGATAACCCTACCTTTTTCGCATTCGCGAAAGGGGCAGGAGTAATGGGTGAGGCAGGACCAGAAGCGATCATGCCATTGACCCGGGCAGCTGATGGTTCACTTGGGGTTCGTGCAGTGTCAGGTGTTGCCTCTGAAGGTGCTGCTCCTCAGGTATTCATCACTATCAATAGCGATGGCAGTACTGCATCACAATCATCTGGCGGTCTGGAAAAATTCGGTAAAAGCGTAGGCAATTTTGTCAGAGATGAATACCGAAAACTGATACAGGCTGATCTTCGTCCCGGAGGGGCAATCTGGAACAGTACAAACGGGAGGCGGTGATGGCGCTGGAAACTTTCAACTGGAGCCCTAGGGTGAATCCTTCTCAGGACGTCACCATGCGTACGCGTGAGGCGCAGTTCGGAGATGGTTACACCCAGACATCCGGTGACGGACTCAACCCTCGCTCACAAAGCTGGGATCTGACCTTCGTAGGTCTGGAACCCTATATCAAGTCGATCAAAGACTTTCTTGATCGCCATGAGGGAACAAAAGCATTTGCATGGAAGCCGCCGCTTGAGGACTTGGGTCTCTATCGATGCAAACAGTACAAGCCCTCCCCAATGGGGGGAGGCAACTGGTCTCTGACGGCAACATTCATCCAGGCATTTAAACCATGAGCTTAAACGCAGATTATCAGAAGCTGGAATCCGGAAATGACGTTCGTCTGATTGAGGTGGACGGTTCTTCTTTTGGGCTAACGGACGTTCTCCGGTTTCACAATTACAACATTCCCCACACCGAAACGGAAATAGTCGCCGCCGGCGGGGATGAGGCCAGGCTCCCGGCGAAACCAATCTGGTGGCAGGGTAATGAATATTCCGCCTGGCCGTATCGGCTGG